TAATTAACCTATCATTTAACTGCAAACTTGTAAGAATTGAAACGGGTAAATTCGTCTTAACGGTTGTTAATCGGTTTTTAGGGTTGAATAAGTTAGTTAAGTAAGGAAAATAATACGTCGCGAAAATACTTTGCTGAATAGGAGTTAACCAATAAGAAGAAGTTTCAGGCGCAAAGTTACTGGAGTAGTTTATTCCGTTATCGGTTAAATCCTGCCCGAACATCGTATAGTCGTGTGCGGTTGTATGACCTACGCCGCTTGTAAATTTTATATGGTTGCTTGGCGCTAATGTTATTCCTCCGTACTTGTACAATAAACACGGCTTCGGAATGTAAGGCGCATAGGCTTGGTCTAACGCGTAGCCGACTTGCAAACCCGTTGGAGTTCCTGAATGTGTAAACTGATTAAACAAAAGATTTTCAAAAGGAACTTTAATCGTAAACTCCCCACCGTCGTATGGGTATTGATATTCCGTATTTCCGTATTCCTTTAACCCTTGCTCAAAGTAGGCTTTATTCATTAACGAGTTGGATTGCTCAAACGCGAATCCTATTTTTTTGTAAAGTTTTACTCGGTCTATTCCTATTTCGGTTTTATCCGTGAACTCGGTAATATCTATAATTGCGCCCGTAGCGTACCAATCGTCCAAAGGGATAATCGTGTATTCGTTAACCCCACTACCATAACACGTTAAGTTAAATTGCTTTAAGATTCCCGAGATAAAATCTTGTACTTTCATTTGTGGCGCTAATTGCGCTAAGTCGGTAAATGCTGAAAGGTTTAATGTAATGTTTGAATATCGAATGTACTCCGTTGTAGGAATTGGATTCACGGAAGTAATGTAAGTAACTTCGTATTGAATTTCCGAATCAAAAGTTAACGGAAAATTAGAGCGAATATAAAATTCCCAAACATCGTTTAAGCCTTGAACATTTGGCACGTTAGCAAGTCCGTAAGTAGCCGTGCCAGTACCTTGGGTTGTAGAAAATAATGCGCCGTTTCTATACGTGTCTATCCAATAAGTTGTGGTCGAAGAACTTACCGAAGTAACGTCTAACGTTATTACGTGGTTCATCCACGTTGCGCCATTAAAAAACGGGGTGGTAATTTGGTTTAACGACGTGTCAACGTAAAGATTAAGCGGGTACGTTGGAATGTAAGAACTTATGATAGTATCTAAGTCAAGTTGTTTCGGTTGTCCACTAAATTCGAAGTCGTTTTTATTCTTGTACCATAAATAAGCCTGAGTAAATTTCGGGTCGGTTAAAAATGCGCCATTAAAAGTTACCCCGTATTGTAAACCGATAATATCAAAAATTGATTTTACCCGTAATGCAGGAAATAACTCGCGGTAATTTATCGCACCCGCGTTCGTGTGTATGTCGTTTGAATTTAAGCCAAGTTGGTTTACTAACCACGCGGGAATGTTTGCGTTTGCGAATTGGTTCCTAAATTCCCATATTCGATTTGAAGTTATGAGCGGGTAACATACGTCCCAATCTACCGAATAATTTATAACGCGATTTGTAATTACCTCAGTAAACGTGTAGTCGTGGTTTACGGTTGTGTAATCTAAGTCGCTTAATAAGTCTTCGCCTACTAAATCTTTAAGCGTGGTTACATCGCCGTAAAAAGTTATCGTGTAGGAGTTTGGTTGTCCGTTTTTTAGTTGGCTCTTTTCCATTTGGATTTTACCCCTACGGAAAAATGTCATATCTATTTCAATATAGCCGTCTAAGCGTTCTTGGTAGTTGATTGAACTATTTAACGCGTTTTCATAAAAGTATTCCCATACCGCGTTATTACGTGCGCTCGTTGGTATTGTAAACGACTGCGAAAAGTCCGTGTACGTTTTAGAAATATCCTGTATGTTTTGGATAGTCGAATTTACTTCGATTGTTTCGTCGTTAAATAAATCTAATTCTCTACCCTCAACAAAAATTCGAACTTGTCTTTTCATTAGATAACGTTATTTATAAGGTCGGTTGAACTTTCGAACTCAAGAATGTAATTTATTTTTTTGTTGTTTATGTTCTTTTGTTTTTCGAATTCCTTTGTTTTCATTTTAACTGGAACTCCGTCTAGTAAAATTCGTTCGCTTAAAAGTAGTTGTTGAATGTTTGAGTTAAAACTTTCGTCAACCCAACCCGTGTTAGTTCGGTAAGATATTAACCCATTTGTGTTAAAAGTTTGTCGTTGGTTTAGGTTCGTATTGTAACTTGCGAAAGGAGTTGAAAATTCCTGCATTAAGTTAAACTCGGTTGACGTTGTCGCTAAACTTTCGTAAGATGCCTTGAACATAAATTCACGTTGCCAGGCACCGTACTTATTTATGAAGTCGATAACTACGGGAGTATATAAACATTCTTCTATAGGATAAAAAGTAGATTCCCAAAGAATAGCAGCGCCTAATTTAATTCGTAAGATATTACCCGTTAAATAATACGCGGGTCTTACTCGGTAAAGATTATAAACATTACTTGAAGTTATCGTATAAGAATGCGTTAAACCCGTTTGAAGTTGCTCATATTCTACAGTGTAACCCGTTGGCAAATAAGCCGTAAATGTTCCTGCGCGTTCAAGTTGATTAACCGAAGGGTTGTTATTTGTACCCGCCCAATAAAAATAATTCTTTTCTTCAAGGTGGTAAAATTCCAACTGCATTGGATTCATACCTTCCGAATAATATCCGTAACCGTCAAACGCTTGGTAAGTAAACGTATCTAATAAAACGTACGTACTTAAAACTAACTTGTAACGCTTTACGTCAACCATTACGTATTGTTCAACTCCTAACAAGGCGCTATCCGAAGCGTAGTTATTATTAAATGTATCGTGGCTTATATTCTCAAGCAAGTAAGGAGAAATGTTATAAAGCGTTTGCGTATTGTTACTTGCAGGAATTAACTTTTGTAGCGTGTAGCTTGGCGAAGTTGGTGGGGTTGTTCCGTTTTGGTAAATGTAAAGTTCGACTTTACTTCCTGATTGCCCTACTTCGTTAATATCAATTATAAACGGGGAACGTGCGTAAATGTTAGTAGCCATAGTTCTTAAAATTTTCTTTCATTATTGTATCAAAGGTTTCTTCCGCTTCAAGTCCATACGCTTCTATCATTTCGTCGGGTAATTTCTTAAATGCTTGTTCAAATGGTTTAGTAAAAAACATAGAAGGTTTAATTCCTTTTTGCCAAATTGAACGGGTTATAAGCATTGCCGTAGCGTCGTTACTCAAGAACCTTCCCTTCTTATCTCTAAATCTTATTCGTCTTTGCTTAACCCACTTCTTAATACCTTCCGTTAAACCGCCTTTTTGTCCACTACCCGAACCAAACTTAAATCCGCTTAAACTTCTTCCGCTTCGCACACCTCGAACCCCTTGGTCTTGATAAAATCCGTATTCTTCCATTTCGAAGAAAAAACGAATTGAATTAGGCATAACCTTAATTTCTGCCATTAATGAATCGGATAACCTACCCGAAGCATTTTTACTGCGTAAGTTACTTTTCGCTTTAGATATTACATAGTCGCGAAATTCCTCAAGTGCTTTTTGTTGTAACTCTTTGTCCATTAACAACGTGTCATATCATTAGGGAAATCAACGTCGAATGTCATAGCCCAACCCGCTAAATAATTTTCAAAGCGTTCTATAAAAGGTTCGCATACAGGCGCACCGTTTAACTGGTAAAGATTGTCCCAAATGTTTCCGTGTTTAAGCATTTCAAACGCTCGGTTCAAAATTGCTAACTGGGTGTTAAGTACGTCTATTTCGTTGTCCGAAGTTTCGAACTTTGTTGTCGGTTCTTCTTTTCGTTGGCTTACGTTATCCATAGCCATTAACGTTACATTCGCAGTTATTACGTTGTCATTAAACGTAACTTGGTTTACCATAATGTGAACCAACGGGAATAAGTTTTGTTTGCCTAAGTCCACGTTAAAAATTGAACCTTGCGTAATGGTATTCACTAACGGGTCGGAAGTAAAGTGGGTGTTAAGTTCGTTTAGTAGGGAGTAATATCCGTTCATTTGTTATTCTTTTTTATTTCCATTAATTCAATTTCATTTTTTTCTGCTTCGAATGTAAGATAGGTAAGACACTTATATAATCCGTATTTAGTAACTTCGTCATATCTTGTAAGGTCTCCTTTAGCGAGTCCATAGATTGAACTATACCAACCCCACTTTTTACCGAATTGAGTTCGTGCGCTAAAGTCGCTTGTTCGCTCTCGCTCATCTTCTTCAACTCCGTCTCTAAATAGTTTAGGGTAGCGCTTAACAACTCTTTTCCTAAAGTCCAAAAAAAAACCGAAGCGGATATAGCTACGTCCATAGGCGCAAACTTCATTAACTCGCCATATTCCCCTGCGCCCGTGTATTCTATTATTTCGTATTTTTCTCCGTCTTTAATTTTAATTGGCCTATACATTACCGCCATAGCTTTGTGGAAATCGTCCCACTTCGACAAGTAGTTATCTAAGTCGACGTATTCTCCGAAACTTATGTTTTCAAGGTCGGTAATAAATCCAAACTCAAGGTCTTTAATTTTGAACGTTGGTTTGAACTTTGGTTTTTCTGCGAATATCTTACGGAAGTGAACTATTAAGTCATTAACGCTTGTTAGTTTCATTTTAACAACGTCCTTTAGTTCTATACCGCAAAATATCTCAATCATTTTCTGCGCGATAAATTCCTCGTCGTTTGATGATTGCTGTAACTTTAAGAACTTTTGATAGTTCACTAAAGGTATTTCACTAATTGAACTTGGTACGGTTATTTCTAACTTCATATAGTTATAATTATTTATTCGTGTTTTTGTAATTCATAACGTGTTCGTGCGCTTTGATTAGCATATCAAAGTGCGCTGTAAATCGTGCCATATTATTAAATACGATTCGAACTCGTTTGCCAGTTCGTTCCTGAATGTAAGATTCCACACGGGTAATCATTACTTGCATATCGTTCGTTTTATCGTATTGCATAGCTTCCGTATGTTGCGCCTATTCCCAAAGTTTCCATTTCGTGGTAACGTAGCGCGTCTATTGCGTGGTTATTAAAGTCAATAGGCTTCCTTAAGCGCCTTCCCGTCTTGTCGGTGTCCCAAATATACGAACGAAGTTCTTTGATTAAATCCACACTTTGATTAGTTACTAAATAATCTTGTCGTTGCATTACGTCTATTCCGTAGTTAATTGAATCCTTACCTTTGGTTACTCCTTTAATCGTTATTCCTAAGCGTCTTATTTCTTCAATACTTTTAGGTTCGGAAGAATCCGCATATACTATTACGTTTTTTGGTAGGCGCTTCGCTATTTCACTATTTACTAATCCGTTTTGGTAAACTAATTCGTTTACTATTCTTTGTCCGTTATATGCGTATATTTCAATTATCGCGGTCGGGTCGTTTGTATATCCAAAGTCAAGTCCTATACCTAACAACCGTGCTTCCTTTGGTATAGTGTCTATTATTTTCCAATTACTGAAAACAACCCCCTCGAGCATTCCCAATTGACCTTCCCCGTAAACCTTCCACCAGTTCGCCCAATAAGAACTCGTCTTCGCTTTGTCTCGGTTCTTTTCGATTTGTTCTACTATACTTTGGTCTAACGCTTCGTTATCTTTGTAGGTAAGAATTAAGAAATCCGAGTCGGGTTCGTCTTTTAGTTCGGTGTGTACCCAAAATTCGTTAGCAGGGTTGAAGTCTAAATAAACTTCCTTTCGTGTTCGTATAGCCAACTCGTTATAAGCGTCAAACGTTACATTATTACATTCGTTTATGTAAAGTATATCCCTTCGCGCTCCCCTTAATTTACTCGAATCGTCTGCGGAAAAAAATTCAATTACCGAACCATTTGCGAACTCATAACGAAGTAACGATTTGTTAAACCTATCTTCAATATACCTACCCGTCCATTTCATTATCTTTAAGAAATCCTTTAACGCACCACGTCTTAAATGTGGGATTGTTTCAGCGACTATACTTATTTCTATTCCGTGTATTGATAGCGCCTTATTAATTAGTACCGCTAAAATTGAATAAGTTTTTGAAGCCGAAGTTCCACCTTGAATAATCTTAACGCGGTTCTTAAGTCCGAGAACCTTATTCGTTGCGGTTGTCCTCTTGAACATCGGGAAATAAAGGTATTTCGATATTTGTTTGTTCGATTTGCTGAACTGGCGCACCATAACCGCTATCCATTAATGCTTTGTATGCGTTTACGTCTCCTTCACGCGCTTTTTTAATTAGCGCCAAGGTCATTAGGTCTTCTTGGCTCATTGTTTCGTTCTCTCCTGTAATTGGATTCTTTAATGACTGATTAACTTCTAACCAACGTCGCGCTATTGTGCTTCGGTTCTTACTTCCTTTTGGTCTTCCGTTAGGGTTTCCGCTTTCGCCTTTCTTAAATTCGTGTTTTTCTATATCTTTTGCACCCATTTTTCTGCTGTTTTTGTGCTGTTTAATAGAGCGGTTGGGTCGGATTCGCACCGCCTACCTTTTCACAGGAATGTGAACTGTTCAACTTATGAACTTCAACCGCTTGTTTTGGATATGGTTTACTTAAAGACTTACACAAAGGTATTAAACTTTTGTCAAGTGGGTATATGTATTTATACTTACCTGTTTTTTTTCGTTTTGGTAATTGTTTAAAATCAACACCCCAACCGTATCTGCCTCTATCGTGTCTCCATTCTCCTTTAAAATAATATTCCGTTCCACTACTTTCTATATTCTCAATATAGTACCAATTTGTTGCTTGATAAATTGTACCATAATGATTTTGCCCTTTGTCCGCATAACTAAATAAAAGTTTGCACGTAGGACTTTTTTTGCCAATTAATTTAATTGCTATCGATAAAACTTTACTAGTAGATTCTTGTTTACCATTTAATGCCATTCTATTTAACTCTAAATATTGTCCACTATTTAAACCTATTTTTTTAGGCATATTAACCGAAGCACCCCCACCAAATAAAACACATCCGCACCATTCTTTATTTAAATTAAAAACTGAAAAAGCAATAGAATAAGTAGGAATTACTTTCGCGTAATGAAAATTTAAGCAAGCATATTTCACCGCCTTATTAGATGCTATTTCTAATCTCATATCTCGCCTGCGCTTACTGAATAAAAAGCACCGTTAAATTTTCTATCTATTAATTCCTGAATATCATTTTCGGCTTCCTGTAATTGCTCAACGGTCTTAAACGTTATTTTCATTGAAGCGGGTTTATTCTTTTCTTCGCCTATTAATTCATCTAAACTTGGTTCGTCCATTATAATAGGTAAATCTAATCCCCAATCCGTTAATTTATCCGTGTCCCATTCGTTTGCTAAACTATCCCAATCCCATTCTCCGAATCCTACGTTATCCTTTACTATAAATTCGTCTTTTTGTTCGCTTGTAAGGTCGTTCGCCCTAACTATTGATACTTCGGTATGCCCTGCCTCTTTAAGCGCCTTAAAACGCATATTTCCGCCTAATATAATGTTATTCTCATCCACTACTATTGGACGAAGTTCTAACATTTGTGGGAAGTCCTGAATTGATTTGACTAATTTCTTAAACTTTTCGTCTTTAATTAGCCTTGGATTTTTCGGGTTCGGTTTTATTTCCGATAGTTTTACTTTTTCTATTTTCATTTGATAAGTTTTCTTCATAAGTAGACGAACAAACGGCTAAACGTTGGTCGGTGTTATCGTATTCTTTTACCATTACATCGTCTACCATACAACGTTGTACGAATTCTTTTTTAGATTCGTCTTTATTCGGCTTCGGTATCGGCATTTTGTTCGGCTTTATATACTGCGTAAAGTTGATTAAGTTTGTTTACGATTTCGCGAAGACAAGAACCGCACGAAGTTGGTTGTACTCGTTCGTGTAAAACTCGATTGTAAATCTTTAATAGTTCCCGTTGTTCGCTAGGACTTACACTGCTACGTCCACGATTGTAAAAAGTGTCTAAGTACGCGTATTCGTCTTCCGTTAGGCATTCAGGTTTTTTATAGCGCCAAAGTTCGTTTAGCTTTGCTTTGCGTTCATCGCACCCGCAATCTTCGCCCATTACCCATTTAGCTACTTTTGCGATTCCAGTTACTTCTAAAATGTTTTCGACTGTATCGCCTAATCCTTCGGCTTGTTTTTTTCTTGGTCTTCCCATAACTTATTTATTTAATTAATTCGTAATCCTCATTTTTGTAGTCCGTGTAATCTTCCCCAACGGCTACTCTTATTTTTTGTTTGCAGTTCTTGAGCGTGTTGAAAATAGAACTAGAACTTATTTTCGTTTCGGCTGCAATATCCCGAATTGATAAATCCGTGTCTCGATATAGTTCGAATAACTTTTGGTCGTACCAGTGCCACGAATCTACTTCGCTTTCTATCTTACCCAATATCTTTAAGTAGGCTTCGTGTTTATCTAACTGGCTCGGTTCGTCTTTTATTTGTATAGCCTCAATATCAAACCCTTCAAACTTTCCTTTATTACGTACCCCATAAAGATACATATTACGTAAAGTGAAGTACATAAATCCTTTATTGATTTGCCCATTTGTTATTACGTTTTCAGGTTTACAATACTTGTATAATCGAAGGTAACATTCTTGTACTAAGTCTTCCGCGTATAAATCTTCGCCAAAACTTTTAACTAATTTTACCCATTCTTTATGGTCTTTTGCCACGTCTTTAAGCCATTCCATACGCTTAGTTTGTTGTCAAATATAATGATTAATTTTTAATCACAACAAAACATAAAAAAAAGCCACCTATTCGGGCGGCAATCCATTGTAAAAACGATAAACGAACGCGTCTAACTTCTTTGCAGTTTCTAAACTCACTGGTTTACCGAGTAAGAACCTATCTAAGTTGTATTGGTGCATTTTGTGTCCTCGTTCTTTTATTTCGGTTACTATTTGGTTTCGTGTTTTCGTTTCTAGAATCTTACGCAAATAACTTCGAAGTGAATAATCGTCTATAAACATAACTAAAAAGGTAAATCGTCTTTTTCAATTATTTGAGTGTGAACTTGTTTCGGGGATTCGTTCACGTAAGGCTCTGAAAATGAACACGAAAAGTATTTAGTTCCTTTCGAAGATTCTTTAAGCCATAAGGCTATTTCCATTTCTTTTCCGTTTACGTTTACTTTTCCTCGGTAGTCGGGTTGCTTTTCATTCGTCTTTTTGTCGTTCTTAAAAATTGCACCGCTGTTTACTTTTGTTTCCATATTACTTAATTAAATTTATTACAATTATTACTCCCGTTACATATCCAAAGGCTAACGAGCAAGCCATTTTAATTCGTTCGTTCCAATTTTCCGAGTCAACCATATACCCTGCAAAGGGTAATCCTAGGAATGGACTTATAAAAGCGAAGAATAACATTCCTAACGTGTTTGCTTCCGAAACGTATCTTATGTAAAAGGTTGAACATATTTCGATAATTAACGCGCTTAAAAAGATTATTCCGTACTTCATTTATCTAGGTTTATTTCGTGTTCGTTTAGGCTATTAAAAAACGTTTCTCGTATGCGTTCAACCATTTGGTATTCATCTGCATTTAGTTCTTCGTATTTCCATAGTTTACGGAGTTCCTGTTCCATTTCCCAAAGAACGTTTAACATTGCTTGTCCTTTAGTTGCGCAATAGTATTCCGCGTCTTCGTCTGGTAGGTTGAATTCAAGTGTTGCTTTCATATTTCCTTCTTTA